CCTAAGCTACGACGTGCGTCTATCATAATTCTAATTCGTCTATAATAGTTATCGTCGCCTGAACATTTCTCGTTTCGTCACTCGGAACTTTTTTATAGAAGGCTAGCACGGGATGTCTGGCATCACCTTCTGACTCAACACACGACGCAAACACACGATTGGCTAAGTATCCCTGCTGAATGCCCCTCAGTAGGCAATCGGAGTAGTCTCTGTCTCCAGGTGATACCATAGCACTTACATCGTTACGAAAAAACTCATGCACCCGACACGTTGTCCACACATTGTAGTACCCCCCATTCCACACATAACAGCATCAGTAATAACCCCAAGATACCCAAGTAGCCCCATTCCACTCCTACAGTCAATACTCACAATCTGCCGACTCTCCAGCGGCCCAATATGACACTTTCACACACACAACATAAAGTAGGTATCACAGACACATCCAATTGTTGACCATCCTTACATCACTCCATCACACAATAGTAACCTTCCTACTATAATCTCCTCATGCCGCTGCTACTGAAATCCCGCTACAACGTAATCGATACACACGAGCGCAATCCATGGCGTCCAACCGAACTCTACTTCGCAATCTGAATAATGCATCTCCCTTGACAAACGCACTAGCACTATCTGAACTAACTATCTTGGTAATCAGGTCATCCAACTCCTTCAAAGGTGTACTACGGTAATACTCACGTACCTCAACTGCGGACACAGACATGGTCTTCTGTAAGGCTGTCGCATGTGAGATGACTGATCCCTCAGCTAGCTTCACGCTATAAGTGAGATCTTTCAGACGTGGGTTTCGAATGTATTCTCCAATGATGGATCGGATGTGAGTAGCAAGACGTTGTGAACGAAGTCGAGGGCCAACAACATGGAACTGTGTAGGATCACGCAGGAAGTCAAGAGGCTTGAGTCGCTCCAGAGAACCACTAACGAGGGTATTGACGAAGGGTAACACTTGAGGGCGGATGACTGCATAATGTCGCAGGTTACCAAGCCCAGCTGCAATGCTGTTACCTGTCTCAGTGGTCATGAGTTGTAGTTGCGACCGGAGACCTGCACCACCAAATGCTACGGGAG